CAGACTTTATTTCCACTGGAAGTATTCTCTCTGATGGTACTATTGAGTCTACTGAGATCAGTGGTGTTACTGCTGATGCTACAGAGATTAACAAACTAGATGGACTGACTGCAGATACAGCAGAGTTGAACAAACTAGATGGTGTAACAGCTACTACAACTGAGTTGAACAAACTAGCTGGTACTACTGCTACAACATCTGACTTTGACAAACTGTCTAACGTTACTGCTTCAGCTACTGAGTTGAACTATATGAGTGGTGCTACTAGTTCTGTTCAGGATCAGCTAGACAACATCAGTGTCACATCTGGTAGCCTTACCAAGTCATTTACGAATGGTGAGACAGCAAGCATTACTCTAAGTTCTGCACTCTCTACTGCCCCTGTTGTTGGTGTTACTAAGGAAGTAGCACAGACAGGTATTTCCTCTAAGGGTGCTTGGGATGTAAATGCTACAGCGTCTAACTATGAACTGCATAACACTGCGTATGATACTACGTTGGCTAAGAGTAGTGTTGCTGTAGCAAATATTTCTGACTTTACAGACGCAAGTAAAAACTTTCAAACTAGTACGTTTGGTGCTTCCCCTAATCCTTTCTTTAAAACAGATGGTACAAAAATGTACATTTGTAGCAGAGCAAATGCTTTTGTGTATCAATACTCATTATCAACAGCTTGGGATGTTAGCACTGCTTCTTATGATAACAAATCCTTTTCAACTAATGCACAAACTAGCGAGGGTGATCCTACTGACCTATTCTTTAAACCTGATGGCACTCTTTTATTTGTAGTAGGCCAAGGTAATGATCAGGTGTATGCGTATAGTCTTACAACAGCTTGGGATATAAGCACTGCATCTCCTACTGCGTCTAATTTTATGTCTACAGCTTCACAAGAAACTGCACCTAGAGGCATATTCTTTAAGTCAGATGGAACTGTTATATACGTTGTTGGTGGCAACGGGAATGCTACTTTCTACTACACTATGTCAACTGCTTGGGATTTATCTACAGCTAGTTACACAGGTAGCATTAATACTGCTACAGAAGATAACGGCCCTAATGGTATTAACTTTAATTCCTCTGGAACTAAAATGTATCTATTAGGCGGTAGCAGCGGAAATGGAAAGATATTCCAATACAATTTAACGACAGCTTGGGACTTAACAACTGCATCTTATAGTAGTAACTTTTTAGATATAACTGGTTATACCAGTGGCGGTGTTGCAAAAGGTATTGCTTTAGTTGACAACGACACAAGGCTTTACTTTGGGGCGGGTACATCTAACCCTGCTTACGTTCATCAACTTGATGGCTTCTCAAATGCCCTTGCCCTAGGCACAGGCTCCTTTGCTTCCACAGACGTAGGCAAACGCATTCAAGGTAATGGCGGTGATGTAATTCTTACAAGCACTGCGGGTGCGTATGACATTACAGGTGGATCAGACTTTACTGACACTAGCACTATTGCGTCAGGCTCTTGGACTATGCATGGGCTAAAGTCTGCGGGTGCTACTGATGGGCTTACTATTACAAGTATAACTGGGGCGGGTTATGATGTAGCAAATGCTAGTTACACAAACAATTACTATGACACTCCAGACTCTAACTCATTACAGGGTATTTTTGTAAACGAAGCTGGCACTAGGCTTTACAAAAATGATAACTCAGCAAATGACCTTTGGGAGTACTCATTAAGCACTGCACATGATATTACTACGGCAAGTCAGACAGGTAATAGAATTGCTTATAGTGGTGTTGGGCCTGGTGAATCAGATATGAGGGGTATGAGTTTTAAGCCAGATGGTACACGTTTGTATTTAAGTGGCTCTGACCACCACAGAATTTATATGTATAATATTACAACTGCATTTGATTTAACCGTCAATGCCTATGCAGGTAGTGCTTATGTTAATACCTCACATCAATTTCCAGGTGGCATTGCATTAAAACCAGATGGTACAAAACTATTTCACACTTCAGGTGCAAGTAACCAAGTAGCACAATATACACTAGGTAATCCTTGGGATTTTAGTAATAATGTAACCTTTAACGGTGCTTACAATGCGGGAGCACAATTAAGCTCTCCATCTGACGTTAAGTTTAATGATGATGGTACTAAAATGTATGTACTTGATGCTACAAGTAAACGCTTAGGTATATACTCTCTATCAACAGCGTACACTATTACAAGTGGTGTAACACACGATGGCAATTTAGATTTAAGCACACACGCAACAAATCTATTTGGTTTATCATTTAGTGACTCTGGTGCAAATATGTATATAGGTGGTAGTAATGGTAATGTTTATCAGTATGCCACACAAGAAGTAACAGCCCCCACATCCTCATACCACATAGCAGCCACTAACTCAGGTGGACAAATCAGTACTGAATACTGGACTGACATCAACAGCATGACAGCCGATCAGTCGCTTGGTGATGGTGAAGCATACTATGCAGTATCCACAGATGATCGCACTACTTGGTCAGTCGCAAAGGCAAGCGATGGTGTTCGTCCTATTGTGAGAAATAATGCGGGTACTTGGCAGTATAATAGTGATGCGGGAAGCACTACAACTTATGATATTTCTTCTCCTACTCATGTGCAAGATTTTGATATAAGTGGATATAGTACTGACCCTTACGGATTAACTTTTAAACCAGACGGCACTGTAGTTTACATTGCAAGTGATAGTGGCAATAGAGTTATCCAACAGAATTTAACTACTGCTTGGGATTTGAGTACTATGACTGCGGCCTCACATGGCGGCATATTATCAACAAATTCTCAAGAAACTGCGCCAAGCGGAGTTCAACTAAGTTCCGATGGAACAAAAGCATATGTTATTGGCACTGCTAGTGATACCATATACCAGTATACCTTGACTAACGCTTGGGATGTTTATCCTAGCTCATATGCAAATAAATCTTTTAGTGTATCTAGTGTAGGAGAAACTTTACCTAATGATATTTTCTTTAAGCCTGATGGAACAAAATTGTTTATGGTAGGTAAAACTACCGACAAGGTTCATGAGATTACTTTAACTACAGCTTGGGATATAGATACAGCAAGCTTTTCTGGTAATGACTTTAGTGTTGCTTCCTACGAGACTGGGCCGCAAGGTTTATCATTTAGTTCTGATGGTACTAAAATGTTTACCGTAGGAATAAACTATGTAACTGAGTGGGCGTTAAGTACAGCTTGGGATATAACAACAGCTTCATATGTAAGAGCTTATGATTCAAGCGCACAAGAGACAGACCCACACGCAATAGCATTTAAATCAGATGGTACAAAAATGTATATCATGGGTTCAGTGCAAGATAATATAAGTGAATACAATGTAAGCAATACTTCTTACACCACCTCAACAACATGGACTAACGCCACAACTAACGATGAGTTCTATGCATTACAGCAAGCACTAGGTGCAACTGAGTTTAACCGCATGGACAAGACGCAGCTAGACGCAGTAGCAGATGGCTCTCACTTCACGTTAGGCGATACGTTGGACTTGGCTATTGCACTCAAGCAAGACACTGCATCAGCATCACTGCCTACGTCTGACGGTGTAAGCATTAACTATGATGCAGAGGCACTCAACCAAGGTGCTGTACTAGGGACAGACTACGACTATGACTTCCCTGATAGCACAACGGTTCGTATCACTTCTAATGCAGCACAGAACTTGAAGATACGTGTAGTATAATCTTGACAAATAAGCATTTATGAGTTAAACTATGAGTGACATCAAACTTTCTCCAGAAGAAATAGAAGATATGCTAGATCGTGCAGCTAGGCGTGGGGCTAAAGAAGCCCTACGTTCTATTGGCTTACTAGACGATGATGCACATAAAGATATTACAGAGATGCGTAGCTTGTTGGAAGCATGGCGTGACACTCGTAAGTCTATCTGGTCTACAATAGTAAAATTAGCTACCGTTGGAGTCCTGACATTTATTGCAGGTGCGGTATGGATGACAATGGGTAAGTAAAGGTAAAGTATTATGGCAGAAGATAACAACATTCCAGCATGGGTAGACCCTGACTACGGATATAATCCTGCTAGCCCACGTAAGCCTAACATGCGTGAGATGATGGAGATGATCGCAGGTAAATCTGTGGAAGAAATCTACGCTTCTGGTGAAGACTATAGTGACATAACCCGTTTAGCTTCTGATTTATTGTATGGTAGTGTAGGCTCTAACGAAGATACTCGTGACTTTACTAAGATTACTGAAGTAGCTACTGATCCTGCAACTGGACAGATTGATGCAGATAAGTTTGTAGCTGCTACACAAATTGCTACATCACAAATGTATGGTGGTACTACAGTTAAGTATCAATCAGGTGGCTATGAAACAGACGAAGCAGGTAATACTGTAATTGATGATGCGGGTAATCCTGTAGAGCTACCACCTAGTTTATATATTGTGGGTGGCAATGGTACAATTTTACGTGGTTTGTCTGGTAATGCAGAACAAATGACTAAACAGTTGACTACCTTTGGTGTACAAACAACTGATTGGACTGGTGATGCAATGAATGCAATGCAACAGTCTGGAATAGATCAAGATAAACTACAAACTTATTTAAATACATTTGGTGAACTTACTAACACATATACTCCTTGGGATAACTACCAAGATATATGGGCAGAGGAAGGTTTAGTTAGTGGTGTTGCACCTATGATAAATAACTTTCAGATTGTGTCTGGGCAAACTCTTAGTGGTACAAGTACAGGTACACAAACTACGCAAACAGGTACTAGTGCTACACAAGTAACAGGTGATCAGACACAACAACAAACAGGTACAGATACAGATGCTGTGTCTATGGCTGCTAATCAAGCTGTAACTACACCTCAACAACTACCTCAGACTGTATCTTACCAAATGCCACAAGGTTATCAAGGCTCAGGATTTATGCCTACGTACATGGATCAAACAGGTATGGGTATGCAAACTCTTACAATGTCACCTACGACAGGTACAGGCATGATGAATTATCAGCCTACACAAACATATACTATGGGTCAACCTATGATACAAGCACCTCAAGTTACACAACCTCAACAAGCAGAAGTACGCATGTATCGTAATAATGCGGGTATGACTACTAGTATTACATTTGTAAATGGACAACCACAGACACCAATTCCGTCTGGGTTCTATCCTGTAGATCAACAACCTGCAGGGCAGATGCCATATCAACCACAGGTTCCTCAAGTGCAAGCACCTACACCACAACCAGTAACACCTTACACACCTCAGTTTAACATGAACCAAGGGGGTATTGTACCACCAATCCCTACACCTTCAGGTAATAAGTTTGGTGGATTTAAACCAGAGGCATTGCAACGTATTGCACAGAACCTTGGTTACTCAGGTGACATGGGTGGCTTTGATCAATACTTGAATGATAATCCAGATAAGAAACAAAAGATGGATAACTACACTACTCGTGCTCGTCAAATGGCAGAGGGTGGTATGGTTAAGAAGTATGCAAATGGGGGTGACACTACAACTGTAGACATACAACAGTACGATCCTCGTGTACTAAATCAACAGTATATTCCACAACAACCTGACTTAACAGGCTTAGATTTACCACAAGTACAAGCACAGTTAGCTAAAACACCAGGGTTACCTACTGGTGCAACTGTAGTTCCAACTGGTACTCAGCTAACTGCAGGTCAACTTGTATCACCTTACTCAGGTCAAGTAGCAGGATCACTAGCACTACCTACTGCACTAGCTGCAACTCAACAAGCTATGATGCCTATGACAGGACAGGCAGCTTTGATGTCACCAGTAGAAGCTGCAGGTGCTGTTGGTGCAACTGTAGATCAAACACAGGCGGCACAGTTACAGCAAATTGCAGGTATTACTGCAGCACAACAGCAAGGTACATCTGTAGCTAATGTAGAAGCTGCACAGGGTACAGGTATCTTGATGGATAATCCTGTACAACGCCAGATACAGAATGGTGAACTTATTTCTGGTGCAGCTAATGCACAAACTGCTGCTGCATTTAACGAAGAGATACAAGCCGCAACTGCTACACCTACTAAACAAGCTACTGTACAAGGTCAGCTAGAAACATTAATGGCTCAGTTTGAAGGCGGTGAAACACCTGCATGGGCAGCAGGGTCAATGCGTAATGCAATGGCTACATTGTCTGCACGTGGGTTGGGAGCATCTAGCTTGGCAGGTCAAGCTGTAATCCAAGCTGCTATGGAATCTGCATTGCCTATTGCCCAGATGGATGCACAGGTAACTGCACAGTTTGAACAACAGAACTTGTCTAATCGTCAGCAACGTGCTATACTTGCTGCACAACAACGTGCAACATTTATGGGCATGGAATTTGACCAAGCATTCCAAGCTCGTGTAGCTAACGCAGCTAAGGTTAGTGATGTTGCAAACATGAACTTTACTGCTGAACAACAAGTAGCATTAGAGAACTCACGTATTGCAAATACAATGAACCTAAACAATCTGGCTAACTCACAGGCTGTAGTTATGGCAGAGGCAGCGGCACTAGCCAACATGGATATGGCTAACCTTAGCAATCGTCAACAAGCTGCTGTACAGAATGCTCAGAACTTCTTGCAAGCTGATCTTAGCAACTTGTCTAATCAACAACAGACAGAATTGTTTAAGGCACAACAACGTGTTCAGTCACTGTTCACTGACCAAGCTGCACTTAATGCTGCACAGCAGTTTAATGCTACGTCACAAAACCAAGTTGATCAGTTCTTTGCAAGCTTACAGAGTAACACTGCACAGTTCAATGCTGCACAATCTAATGCACAGGCTCAGTTTAATGCAGGTCAGGTCAATGTTATTGAACGATTTAATGCAGAGATTAACAACCAACGTGATCAGTTCAATGCACAGAACCGTTTGATTATTGATCAGTCAAATGCTCAGTGGCGTAGAGAGATTGCTACAGCAGATACAGCAGCGGTTAACCGTGCTAACGAGATTAATGCTCAAGCATTGCTAGGATACTCACAGTCTGCGTATAACAACTTGTGGCAATACTATGCAGATAATATGGAATGGGCATGGACATCTGCCGAGAATGAAAAAGCTAGAATTATGAACTTGGCTATAGCACAAATGAATGCAGACTCACAGGCTGATCTTGCAAAAGCAAAAGCTGATTATGAATCATCTGCAGGTATTGGCTCTCTTGTAGGCAAAGTTCTTACATCTGACTTAACAGATACACTAGCTGGTAAAATTCTAGGTGGAATATTTTAAAGGGTAAGTAAAATGTATAACGTAGGATTTCAAACAATGAATAATCTAGTCTTGCCTCGTGAGGAAAAGACACAACAAGAAACAAGTACGGGTTTACTTGCACGTAATATGCCCAGTAAACCCAAGACAAGTGAGCAACAAGTAAGACAACGTGTTGCAAACTATGTTTCTCAAATACGTAAAGCAAGAATGGAATTAAAAAATGGTTGATACTCCTAGCCCAATGCTTGACGCACCTATTGCAGGTCAATCTCTTACTGCAGAGTTAGGTAATAGACCTTGGCAACAGCCTCCACAGTACACAACTGTAGAAGAGGCACTAGAGTTTTACGTACCTCGTTTAGCTAACCCTGAAACACTAGATGATTTATTTGACGTAATGGAAACTGGCGTACCTTTAACCACCATTGCTAATGCAATGCAAAGTGCGGGTGTTATGGAAGGTAAGCATAGCCTTGATGTAGGCATTCTTATCATGCCTGTGCTTATTGAAACTATGGCATACTTAGCTGAAGAAGCTGAGGTAGAATACACTGCAGGTTCTAACGTTGAGGTGGGTGCAGATAAACCTTCACAACCCGCTGTTGCTCTTGCACTGTCTAAAGTACGTGCAGAACAGGGTCAAGAGCCTGAAGAAGAACCAATGCCTGAAGAGTCAGAGCAAATGGAAATGGAATTAGAGCCACCCAGTGGTGGTTTGATGTCACGGAGAACATAAGATGGCGTTTAATTTTGGTGCATTTTTAGGTGGTATGTCACGACAAATTGTCAAAGGCATAGAGGAAGAAGAAGAACGTCAGTTTAAGTTTGATATGCTTGCTGAAGAAGAAGCTACACGTATGCGTTTGTCACGTGCCAGTGAACGTAGGGCAGAACGTAAGGCACAAAAAGAGCAAGCTGGTTTACTTAAAGCAATGGGGTTTTCAGATGCTAAAGCTGCATGGATCATGAAGGGTGGTGCTGCTGCAGTAAACAAATATGTAGATTACGCAACTGCTGCACAGACAAGGGGCATTGATCCTGATACAATGTTAGACAGTAGTCTATTTTCATCTGACCAAGAAGACCCTCGTAATGAGGCAGCTATGGCTGCAAGCCTTGGACAACCACGTAAATACGATACCACTGAACCTTTTAGTATTGACACCGATATAATGACAAGTGTTCTTGGTGAAATTAAAAAGCCAGAGAAACCAAAAGAATATAGTAGTCTTGAAGCAGGACACGCAGGTACATTTAGCTTGTTACAGGCAGCTAAAGCAGATGGTGATACGGCAGAGGTAACACGACTAGAAGGTGTACTAAAAGAATGGCAAGCTAAGATTAATGAAGCTAACCCTGAAGTAAAAGACGAAGTATCTTGGTTCAATGAGGATTCACGTTCACGTGTTATACGTGACTCACTTGCTCTTGCTAGACAGGATCAAGAGTTTAGTGTGGATATGGATGGTAATATTACAAGTAAGTTACAAGGCCGTGAAGGACCAGCAGCTATTGCGAAATTAAATGCTGCAGCAGACATTGCAAACATTGCTAATGTTGCTGATGGAGTAGTAGATGAACGTCTTATGTCGCAAGCAAATCAACTAAAGTCTTCTGCTTTCAATGCACTAGATAGATTTGGTCAACGAGTTGCCAGTACTGCAGGTGAAGCTAAAGATATTTCAAGCTATGGATATTTTAAAACTACTAAATCAGAATCTGGTGAAATGCAAACACAGCCATTTCTTGCTGAGATACAAAAAGCTAATCGTGGTGCCTACAAAGCAGGTGATGTTGTTCTAGTACAACAAAAAGTAAACGGGGTAATGACTACTCGTATTAAAGTTTACACAGGCATACCTGTAGCAACAGTACAATATCAAAATAGAACTTTGTATGATTACTTCCATGACGCAGGTGAGTATATAACAGATTAAAGGCACAGTATGGCTGATATAAATCCTTTCTTTTCTCGTGAAAAGACAGAACCTACACTAGGTGCAAAACGTGAAACACAACAGGTTAATCCTTTTCTTACACGAGAAGGAAACACTAGTGGTTTGCCTACATTAAATATTGAAGATATTTCTGGTGGCAATGCTGTAGCTGAAGCTAGTGAAGAAGAAGTTATAGAAACAAAACTAGAACCTGTAGGCACTACTGACTTTGATGATGCGGCACGGTTTATTCGGGACGTAGGTGAGTTACGTGGTGACACAGTAAACATACAAGAAGAACTTATTAACATTGCTGATCCTGATGTTGAGTTTTCTCAAGAGTACTTAGATGAAAACATTGAAAGACTTCTGCCCCCCGAAGTTCCTGCAGAAGAACTTGCAGATGTATCCGAGCCTACACCTGAACCTGTATCTGAACCCCCTGTAACGGATGACCTTGAGGCCGCAGAACCTACTGTTGAATTAACGTTTGATGAACGTTTAACTACACTACTTGATGCTGAGTATGATCGTATTGAGGAAGATGAAAAGTTTCAACAGGTAATTGAGGCAGAAGCAAAATATCTCTTAGGTTTTTATGAAAACTATATTCCTAATATACAAAGACGAGTTACAGCAGGTGTTATTACCCAAGAAGAGGCAGATAGACGTATAGCTGAAGGAATGAAAAACTTCCAAGAACAAGAAGGTTTAGGTATTGCAACTGTTGCATCTAATATTGAAGACGCACGTGAGCTAGTACGTAATAAATACTATGACAGGGCAAACAAACTAAAAGCTAAGACACTAGCTCGTCTTGAAAACCGTAATGTTGTAACGAGAAACTTATCCAGTACTCTATTAGAACAGGTAGAAGACGGTAACCTTACATTAAACCAATTAAATCTTATTGTTGGATTAGACGAATGGTTTGATCCAGTCACTACTGCTGTAGAAATACCACACAACTTTGCAGATGTACAAGAAAGTATTCGTGATGGTGACTTAAAAGGTGCTGCAGTAAATAGTGGTATAGGAGTACTAAACATTGTTGCGTCTATTCCACTTGCTAAACTATTTACTAAAGGTATCAGTAGTGGTTGGAAAGCATTAAGTGGTGGCAGGGGTGCATATCACGATGTGCAAGAGGCTCTTGCCAGAGAAACAGATCGTGCCATTGAGATACGTAAAGTTGCCGCAGACACTGCCAATAAAAACAAAGACATTCGTAACCAACTAATCAGAGAGTTTGAAGAACGTTTTAAAGTTACTATCTCTCAAGCAGATGAGGCTGGTGATCTTACGGTTGACCCACAACTAGTACGTGAGACAGGCAAGAAGAAAGTCAGTGAATACTATAGTGACATGGGTTATGTAGGCAATGATGGTAAGACTGTCAAACTTACAGACTATGCAATCAATGATGACTCACTTGCTATACCTATCCTTGATCCAGAAAAGATGGATATGTTTGTGGCTACAGTCGCAGGGCTAAAGAATAACCCTGAGTTTGCTAAAGCATTACAAACAACTGGAGATGAACGTCTTGTAGATAAGTTATTTGACTTAACATTAAACAAAGAACTATTAGGATCAGAGGAACTTCTTAGTGAACTAACAAAGAATGGTCTGTCATTTGAAGAATACGTTCTTGGTGTTGTTGGATCAGGATCACAAGCTGGTAAGTTACTTAACCAGTTGTCGCAGATTAAACGTTACAAACCTGCAAGTGTAAAAGAAGCACAAGAAGTACGTGCTAAAGTAGAAACACAGAAAGCATTAGGTAAACTGTGGGCAAGTACGGTATTACGTACAGAAAATATTCGTCGTGGCCTTATGGTTTCGTCACTAGCTACTGCTGCTCGTAACCTTCAGTCAGCAGGTATTCGTGCTCCTATGGAATCACTAGCAGATGTAATGGACACTGCTATCATTACTTATGGTAAGGCTCGTACCTCTGGTAAGACACGTGCAGATGCAGTCGCAGACTTTGCAAGTTCCATCAATCCACTTGTACGTGACGGTACATGGTCAGGTGCATTCAACAACATGCGTTATATGTTCATGGAACAAGGACGTGCAGAAGAGTTTACTAATTACATTCTTGATCGTCCTGAACTTGCAGAACAGTTTGAACGTATGTTCAACAACATTAATGAAATCCAAGAATATACAGGCCGTGGTCAGGCACAGACACTAGTAGGTAAAGGCGCAGATAACGTTGCATCACGTGTGGAAGATTTTGTGTGGGCAGTCAATGGACCTAACCGTTGGCAAGAACACATGGTACGCCGTGCTACATTCCTTGGTGAACTAGAACGTCAGGTTAAACTTAACTGGGACATGGACTTACAGACTGCCTTGAAAGAAGGTAAGATACAGGACATGCTAAACGATGCATCTAATGTTCGTCCTGAAGGTGGTACATCGTTCTTGACTATGGTTGAGACTGCTACAAACAAAGCACTGGATGTTACGTATGCCAAGCAGCCTGACTTTGCACCATTCAAAGCTACGTCAGAGGCTATAACTAAATCTGGCCTTACTGTTGTAGTACCCTTCCCTCGTTTTATGTTTAACTCAATGGAATACATGGCACAGAATGCAGGTGGTGCATTGCTTGTACCTATTCGTAAGGCTGTAAGTAAAGAGTCACGTGCTGCAGGGCTTACTGCTCGTGATCGTCAAGACATCACACGTAACTTGGTAGGCATTGCGACTATGGCATCTTACTATCAGGTACGTAAAGAGTTTGGTACTGAGGATTACACATCTGTAACCTACGAAGATCAACAGGTTGACTTATCTGCACAGTATCCTATGCGACAGATTGGTTGGGTTGTTGAGTTTGAAAGACGTAGACAGGAAGGTACTCTAGAAACATGGTACGGCATGGACATGGAAGAGATTACCGAAACATGGCTAGGTACTAACGCACGTACAGGTACAGGTAACGTATTCCTTGAAGAGATCATGGCAGGTATACGTGGCACTGAGGACATTATTGACGATGAAAAACGTTCTAAAGCAATCGGACGTTTTGTTGGTCAGTATGCAAACACTTTCTTGACACCCATATTCCAGATGGCAGAGGCACAACGTATCCAAGGCATTCGTGGTGAAGAAGCTAAAGACTTCAAAGGAAGTATCACACGTGAAGCTGATCTGCCTTATGCAGGTGAGTCAGCATTTGTCCGTTCATTCTATGAACAGATGGCACAACGTGGGTTAGCTGCACCGTCATTTGAGGAAGAGCTACCACAACGTGTATCCATTGATCAAGGTAAAGTACAACGCCCAGATAGTGGTGCGAGGCTATATGCGGGTCTTACACTACGGGAACGTGATTCAGATGTACGTGAGTACCTGAGAGAGATTGGCTACTCTGACGCAACGTATCAGCTTGGTAGTAAGTCACGTATACCAGAGAATAAAATTGCTGAGAATGAATTTATCAGTAACATATTCCCTACAATGGTAAACTTAGCAAAAGAATTTGCTACTTCTGAAGGTAAAACTAAAAAAGAGCAGCATATTATTGCACGTAAGTTTATCAAAGAGGCAGCTACAGATTTACGTGAAGAGTTTAATGACCCTGCACTGGGTGGTGCATCACCACTTGCGATTGTTGCGGATCAGCTAGGACGTTTATCTAAAGAAGATCGTGCCTACGGTATACAAATGTTTAAATCGTACAACGAAGGACGACTGCCTGACATAACTAGCTTACAGAATATGAATGCAGTATTAGAATACAGTAAAATGTCATTCTTAAAGTAAATAAAAAGGGCGGCTTAATTGCCGCCCGATTAGTTTTTACCGCTTGTCTCCACTACCAGAGAGGACACCCCTTACCTTTCGGTCATGTAGCTTACGTAAATTATTCCTCGCAAGCTCAGTCATGTCTACATTTAGATCACGACATAGTGCAGCAATGTACCACAGACAATCTCCCACTTCGTCTGCTATTGCTTCACGATCAAACTTCCCATCACGTAAAATCTTTTTGACTTTATTAGCAACCTCACCTGCCTCTGCCGCCAAACCTAGTGCAGGATAGATTACTTGATGTTCATGTTTATAGATCGCAGTCTCCGATGCCATATCTTGATATGACTTGAAGTTTAGGTTTTCATATTTACTTTCCATAAATGCTCTAGCCTCTTCCTGTAAGTTGTTCATACTCCTTCACCCGTTTTAACTGCTCGTAGTAGGCTTTGTTAAACCCACGTTCCCACTCCCTGTATTGCATTGTATCATCAGGGAATGGATTAACGACACGCCCCTGTCGAAAATCTTTATAGCCTTTCTCGTGTTGAAATTTTAACGGTGCATCATATTTGCCAAGGCCACGTTCTTTGCGAGTTAGTTGTTTTTTCATATGCATTCTCCTTATGCTACGTTGATTAGTTCTGCTTCTGTATATGGAATGTGGTAGAACAGTTCACCCTTCAGGATGTTACGTCCATGTGCCTCACGTAGACGATCCTCTGTCAGGCTTGTATCCTTGATACGCCAAGCTTGCTTCATATCTTTACGGAAGATATAGAAGTTAAGCACTCCATTCTCCCCCTCATACTTTGCAAGTAAACGTCCCTTACGTTCAGGAATACGAATGTCCTTCCAGTGTGTAGGCCACTCCTCTTTCCATGCCAGTTTAACCTCTGCCTCATTGAAATATGTATAATCATTTTTCTTTGAGACAATATCTACATTGTAATCCTCTTGTGCATTTTCAATATCATGCCCTGCACTAACTAGGTATTCCACTAGTTTATCTTTTGCAGGGGCATCATATGCTTCATACAATGCACGGCTAAATTGCTTACGAGTTCCCATTTAAATACTCCTTCAGTTCTGTGTACCCACCGATATGATCACCATTGTGAAATATCTGAGGTACTGTTGTTATACTTGATCGTTTCAGTAAATACAATAGCCATTTACTTGATGGCGATTGAATGTTGTATTCCACAAAGGTTTGGTTATGTCCCTGTAGTAAAGCTTTTGCATCATCACAAAAGTTACATTGATCACGGCTAATTATCGTCCACATCTTTTCTCCATAATAGTTCAAACAATAGTTTCTTTTGTTCGTACTCTGACATGATCATCCAATTACGTATCTCGTCAATAGTACGATAACACCCTGTGCAGTATCCATCGTTACCAATCCGACAGACCTTTACACAGGGTGAAGGTATAGTGCCTATGCTCCGATGTCCACGATTTCGCATGAGTCACCAGTACAAGCAAATGTCTGACTTGACTTTGTGCTATCTTCTTTTTCGTATGCGGATAGCTTAGTCCAATCAATCTTCTTCGGCATCTCCTTTAGTAATGCCTTATACTCGTCAACAGTGCAATCCTGATAAGGTGCTTGCTGATAAGTATGATCTGAGTGTGGCAAGAATGACACACCTGACATTTCATCAAAGTGTTTGTACACAAAGGCACCCACTTCTAGCCATTCCTCGTCACGAACTGTGCAAGTCACCGATGGTTTGTGCTCACACCAGTGTCGTTGATACGCAAGCCATGTTTCTAACTGCTCAATAGCTGACATATCGTTACGTGTAACCGCAGCCCGTGGTGACTTCACAGGGAAGCTGAACACCGTAGTGGTGTCTGGATTGAATACGCATGGTTCAGCAGGAATACCCTGATCTTTCATCATGGTTGTAAGGGGATCGTTGTTATCTCCTCTAACGGTTCTAATGTAATAGTCGTTATGTCGTGCATGGATTCCACTTGCGGAGTCCACCAACTGGGACACAGTGCCTGATGGTTTGTTGCAAGTAATAGCAGTACTAGGATTAATTCCAAGACGATCAGCCCACTCAGCATTAGTATCAACAGCCACTTTACGAAGGTGAGAAAGTGTTTCATTTAGTCCTTTGTTCCTTAATGTCATAAGAGGATTGTCCATTACCCCCGTGAGAGACACACCAAGCAATCGTTCTTCCTCAGTATTGTCTCGCCACATCTTTCGCAGATATGGGAACTTAGTGTAGGTGGATTGGATAGTACCCAGAATTGTTGCCAGACGGACTTTTCTTTGAAGACTTTCAATATCATCCGTGGCACGTACAACAATTTCTGTAAGGTTGCACACTTGCCCAGATCGCAATATGATTTCACTGCACGGGTTCGTCCCGAACTCATGGTTAGGATCACGTCTGCCATACTTCTTAGCTTGGTTCTTAGATGCTTCACGATTAAATACTCCTCGTTCACCTGACTTACTCTCAACCAGTGACAACCATTCACGCATGAATGTCTCTGCATCTGGCTTCTCTGTGTACGACACACTGTTGTTTGCTAGTGCACGATAAGCTGCTTCGTTCCACCACTGTCCTGACTTAGCATGACGCATACGATCATCACTCAGGTTAGACAAACTAATCATTGCTGAACGGCGTACACCACCCACTACAACGATCTGTCCAATGAAACACATGATGTCATGGCATTCAATTGATGATAGCTTACGGCCTTGTGCATTCTTGAATGTCTGTACAGTGAAGTTGAATAGATCAACTAGTGGTGCAGGACCACTTGCACGTCCACCGAATGTCTTTAGTCGTGAACCTGCAGGACGTACCTTGCTGACATCCCACTTAGGAATCTCTCCTGCCCACAACAGTGACAACACCTGACGGTAAGCCTTAGCCCAACCCTCTTTACTGTCTTTCACTACCACTGTAGTATCACTCTCGTACAGTTCAGGTACTTCAGGTAGCTTAGACACGAACTGACGTTCAACACTAAAGCCTACACCTGTACCACACAACAACACAAACATCGCTTCGTCAAAAGCAAATGGGTGATCAACGTGAATGTATGAACAGTTGTACATACAAATGTTATCACGTGCTGCTGCTGCACCTGCAGTCATCATAGCTCTCATGCTTGGCATGATCTCTAGGTTAAGGATTGCATTTTCAATCTCACCATAGACACTCAAATCTGAACCCTTATCCAGTAGAGGTGCTACAATGTTCTCCATATAACGAGTCACTGTTTCAGGCCATGACTCACGCCGTTGTTCACCATCCAACCACCGTGCATACCGTGATGTGTGAATGAATGATTGATAGTCTGTAGGTAAAAAATTGTTCATGTTCACTCCGTTATTATTTTAATTGCTTTGATTGACATACCATCAATGTCATAAATAAATTCCTGCAAACTTTGGTCAATCTCTTCATCAACTTCTCCGTCTACAGGAACTGGGTATTCGTCTTCATCTATGTTCAGGGTTAAGAATACTTTAACTATCATCTACTTCCTCAATAAGCTTGGTCAAATACCACTGTGCCTTCTTCAAGTCCTCTACTCCATTCTTGTATCGGTATCGCCACAGATACTTCATAATGTTTCCCTGTAGATAGTGCTCGTATCCATCACCAGTGGCGGCACGAATGGCATCAATGCATTCAATACCTGCTTGATTATAGTGTGGTGGGTTGTTTACATTGTCTACCATTCGTATCTCCTTTCTAAAAGTTTACTTTAACTACGTTACCGTCACGTTCTTCTATTAACGGCTTCTCTTCTGCCATTTCATCAGCATCAATCTGATCAACTAGCTTGAACAGCTTACGCCTTACATCATGATCCTGTTCCATTAAAGGTATAGCAGCAATCAACATGTCGGTCAACACTTTCAGATGTGCAAAGTCATCTGTTTTCATTGTGTTATCATCTGTTGTCAGCATACCTACTGTAAGGTCACCTGTCCAATCTCCATTGTCATCCATTTCTGGTGAAATACGGATAACGAAATCGTTAGGGTTAAAGTTTATTAGTGAGTTTAGCATATGTTTAGCTCCTTTTTATTTTGTCATAAGGAAATACTACTAAGTCTGGATGATTGTCAACACCTTTCTCTTTCAACCATTCTTCTGGAATAACCCTATCTGCATATAAGAATTTATTTCTTTCACACCATGTGGCGTATGTTGTCTTTGCCCCTTTGCTTAACTTACGTTTACTATTTTCAAATACAAATCGTATGTCAAGATCAGGATGCTGCTTCTTTACTGCTACGTGTTTGCGTCTATCATCTGATGTGAACCTTCCTTTCACTTCTATGATGATACCATTTGCAAGTATAAAGTCGGGGGTATAGGTGCGGTACATCAAATCTTCCCATTCAATCTTGATGGCTTCATACTTGAACTTGACTTTCTTCTCCTTCAAGTAATCTTTTACTTTGATCTCTAGCCCACTCCTATACCCATGCTTTAACGCAGCCTTGAACTGCTTACCGTTCATTAGATAAACGGATGCCAATTCACACGGCGTACACCTAGAGCACGAAGCTCTTCACTCAACAGTTGATCTGCTTCCTTACGTGCTTTCATTGCTTCACGTACACCTGCAAATCGTTTGTCTCGTAGCTCTGTCTTCAGAGCAGTAAGCTGTTCCTCAAGAGCAGCTATTTCATTTTGTAGTTCTTCTATTTCTGAATCACCTAACATAATTAATCCTCTATGTATGCCACCGTCTTGGGGTCTTTTGCTTTACTCATACGTGATGGTTCTTCAACCATCGTGGGCCAACACTCGTACCTGAAATCACAGAAACGACAGTTGTCATTTAGTACCTTATTCCCTGTGGGCTTACCCCGAAAGAACTCAGGCACTGGACTGAAGCAACGTTTGAACTCATTGTTGTTCACCGTTTCAACAGTTGACTTGATTTTATCAAGTTCTTTATCAAGGTCAAGTCCATCGGCAGGTACATATTTAAAGTCACCGTTGCCTTTGTTCACGACCCACCATCCACCTACACGTTTGCCAGATGCTTTGGCATAACCTGCAAGCTGCCCTACATATCCGAAGCCATCACCCTTGGCTAGTGTGCCAAATGAATCAAACTTGTTTTGGTAGGACCAAGGTGATGCTGACTTCACGTCATCAACAGCACCATCTATGACAAGATCATAAGAGCCAGAAACCCTAGTACCATTAGTATCTCCCACTTCAAGGCTAACTTTATCAGTGTCTTCAAACTCCACGTTAGCAGCTTTAAGCAACCCTTTAAAAACAGCCTCAACAATATCTCCTATCATCATGTTCATTACGAATGTGCTCGGCTTTGGTAGAGCCTTGTCGGGATGGTTCTTTTGAAACCACAGTTGACAAGTAGGACGCCCAATGTTGGACATCCTAAGTGTGAACTCATCCCGTGACTTACCGCTGCCGAACTGACGAAGTACTGCATCAGCAACCTCTGCTCCAATATCTTTAGCCTGTTCCTCAGTGAACGTACTCTTTCCATTGGCAGCATCAGTCATAAACTGGTGCAGCTTTAGTTCAGCAGGGTGGTTCATTACACGAAATCCTCTGCGTCAATATCCACGAATGACTCAACAGTATCTGTATCTGTGTCATCATTCTTGTACGCATTGTCATTCCAAGCACCCTTGATGTACTCGTTGTAATTCTCCACCCATGCTAGGAAGTTGGCGAATGTTTCCTGCTCTGCGTCTGACACATCAAGTGTCTCGTTCAGATCAAGAGCCAACGTAGGTAGGTAGAATGAACTACCGTTAGGCAATGAACGTTCTTCAGTTGCAGCTTTGATATTGTGCTGCACTGGCAAACGGCGCATCTTGCCTAGCTTGTTGAACAGTGTTCCTGCAGTTTTAAATGCATCACGGTTTTCAATCTCCCAGATGAATGCCTGTTCATCTAGTTCAACAGGATTACCTTGTGCATCAGTAACGTCATGCAGTTGCACTGTACCAAACATGACACGAACACGTTTGATCTGACGGATCAACTCTTGTGTTTTCTCAGGCAATGCTTTGAAGTCCTCAATGTAACCCGCAGGTTTACCACAGTTGAAGCCACCATCATTGTCCTTCATGTCACTGTTCAGATCGTTAGCCATAAGTGTTTTGACATAGCGATTAGGTGTAGTATCACTGCCCTTGATGAAACGCTTGTACATGAAGCGTTGTAGGTATGGACGAATAGTCGCAGTGGATGCATAGTATGTTGGCCCATCAGGGATTTCCAACTTGTATGTACCACCAGATACAACTTCCATCTTTACCTTCTTACCGTTCACTGTTTCCTCACCCATGATAGCTGAGTGATTGATACGTAAACGTGCAAGTGTACTTGCCTGTGACTTCTGATTGTTGTCAACAGACATGCCCATTGCTTCTGCCATTGCGTTGAAGTTACCAGTGTTAATTGTTGCTACTTGATTCATTATAAATCTCCTTTTTCTGTTTGCGAGTTCTTAGTTATATCACGACACGTCTTTTGTGTCAAGCCAATTCGGACCGATTTTTGCTTCTAATAAAAGTGGTACATTGAAATCCAGTTTCCACTTCTTATTGACGATAGCAAGCAGTCGGTCATTGGCTGCTGTTATTATCCGTAATACTTTGTCCTTCTCGTTGGGATGCACATCAATCACGATGGAGTCGTGTACGGTATTGACGATGCATGATTGCATTTGATTAGCCCCTAATAGCTTGTCGATGTATATCAGGGATATAGGTACAATGTCAGCCGTGGCAAACGATTGTACAGGAAAGTTTTTAATCTGTGTGAAAAATGTCACAGTACCATTAGCACGTCGAGTAACATCGGGGAAAGAGAACTCACGACCAGATGGTGTTTTGATCTTACCTGTTGCTAGTGCCTCACGTGCAAGCTCCTTGTGCCACTTGCCTATACCTGAGTACTTCTTAGTGAACTGCTCGTAGTACGCAGCCTCAGCAGGTGTACGACCAAATCCACTGGCACCATATAACGGAGCAAATGTATGTGCCTTGGCCTCTTGGCGTGACATGTTCTGTCCTGCATCAGTGATAACCTGTGCAGTGTATGAGTGTACATCAAAGCCTGTGGTCACCTCGTCAATGGCAGTCTTGTCCTGTGATAGGAACGCAGCCACACGAAACTCTAACTGTGCAAAGTCAGCTTCCATGATCTCACCGCCATCCCAACGTGACTTGAACACACGTTTCACAGGGAACGTACCACCACGTGGCATGTTCTGCATGTTAGGATCGGCACCAGACAAACGTCCAGTAGCAGTGCGGTGTTGTAGTAACCTGACGTGCAGCTTACCATCTTGTTTTACGTGAGTTGATATACCTTCCACAAAGCTTGAGAGATATGTGTCAACGGCAGACAAACGGCGTACTCGTTGTAAGAACAACACTGCGTCTTGCATATCACGTTCTCTAGCGACACCTTCAAGGTATTCAAGCTTATCTTTACTTGTTGCGAAACCGTTGGCTGAAGCCCATTTTGAAGTTGGAGCATTGAACTTTAACCCCGCAACGCTAGAACGATAATCCAGAAAGCGATAGCCCACCCCATCACATCCATTACACTTATTTGGTCTTGCATATTGTGTTCCATCCTTTTTAGTTTTGTATACTTTACCTACGCCATTGCAGTCATTACACTTCTTGGCTTTCTGTTTGTATAACGTTTCAGTATTTTGACGTACAGTACTACGATACTCAGTATCTGTCATACGATAGTCGTCAAACAAATCTGCCCATACTTTTTTGTCCTTGGGTTTCTTGCTATATATAACCCATGACAATTGTTCTGGACTGTTCAAGTTGATTGGGCGATCACCCATAAGCTCACGTACCTGTTCCTCAAGGTCAGCAACCAACTGGTCACGTTCCTGTTGGAACTCCTTACGCACATCTTCAAGTGCTTCCATATCAACAGTGAAGCCACGCTGATATATCTTGGCAAGGTGTACAGCCAACTGATTGGTCAGTGTGATTGTTCCTGCCAGTGAACTGCATTCCTCGAATGATGTCTGCAAACGAAGGTACAGTTGCTGCGTAGCATGTAAGTCGTGGGAGAGGTACTCTGATAACTCTGCATGTGGAATGTCACGTACAGAGTAACCCTGCTTGAAGTACTCCTTCAGGGTGTCCTGCTTCTTTGTGTCAAGGTTGTACCGTTCAGCACAAGCCTCAAGAGACAGGGGTTCCTTCTGCCCACGTTGCAGCACGTACTCACCTAACATGGTATCAAAGATTGCACCTTCATAGGTGAACCCTGACTCCCACAACCATATCAAGTCGTGTGCTGCGTTGTGCATAATTAGAAGGGCGGTTTCATCCAATGCTTTCTGGACAATGTACCGCCCCTCTGGTGTGGGTGGTTGCTCAGAGTGATCAAAAGTTACAATGCTTTCATTTCCAAGATCATCTAGCATACCCACTTGAACTAATGTATTCTCTGGTTCAAACGGATCAAGGTGTAGCTTGCCGTTGCGTTTTACCACAGTGTTTTCTACGTCGAGGGTAAGGTGTTTCATTTACTCAATATCTCCTTCATGCCAATAGTCCCAGTCATCAAGTATCATATTACTGTACGCTGCGTCAAGGTCTTTTTGGAATTGTTTATCATTAGCAAATATCTTCATAGCTTCTAGTGCTTCGGTTACTGTCAGGTTTAACCGCTTCATCTGTGCTATCAAAGATACGGAATCAATTTCATCTGCATTCATGTTTGCTTTCTCCTTTTCTCTGGCACGGTTTCTTTCTTCATCTGTCATTGGGCTGATCTGACCCCAGTTGTTAGCCCTATCAACAAACCATTCATCGGGTAATGCCTTACGTCCTTCAGGTAGCTTCGTCATCGTTTGCTCCAAACTTGTACTCTGTTAGTTCATCTTTCTGATACTTGATGTGATCCTCAATAAAGTCATACACCAACTGCATGTCCATGTTTGCTGCGGCACAATACAGTACCAACTTCAATCCTTCCTCTGCCAATAGTCCACGACAATGTGCATCCATGTGAAACTGATATGTTGCACTGCCATCCTCGTGTTCCTCTACTTGTTCTACACCTAGTATTCCTGCATCTTTATCCATCATTCTTCCTCTAAACAAAATCCACAAAAGTCACCCTTTGATGGGTTGCCACATGATACACATGTTCTCCATGCTTGTTTCATCAGTGCCTTCCAACTCTCTGGGTACAGCTTCTCCATATATTCATATACCTGCATTGCCACTTCACGTGACTCCTGCTGAGTGTCCTGCTGCATACGTAGCTGACACATCTTAGCGAATGCATACACAGTACCTGACCAGTACCACTCTGTCATCATAGACTGTGGGAGTACCATACGTGCTTGCTCTGGTGATACACCCTTGGCTAACAGGTAGTTGTAATTCTGCCGACAATCCTCAACCATATTACGTGCAACTGATGGACGTATATCATTTATCTCACCATCACTGCCCTGCTTCTTGTCTTCACTACGTCCACGCCACACATCAGGTTGGTAGAACTCTGGTTCATCATCCACATACCTACGGCTGATCTCGTTCCACGGCATGTACTCATGCTTCACAAGTTGACGTGCCACAAAGATAGGTGCCTTAACATGGAACGTGGCAAACGTGTGATTGAATGGTGACTTGTGATTGTGTTTAGCTAGATAACGTATTAGCTTTGCATCTTTAGTTTTCAGAATGTTTGGCTCACCTGTATAGATGCGTTGATGCCATTCTGATTTCTTACCAAAGCTGACACGTGCAGCATTCACTACTGATAGATCACTACCCATGTGATCAATATATGTTACTTCCATTATACTTGATACCTCGCAGTTTTGTATTCCAGATCACAGTGCACAACACCGTGCCATCCAGATAGTTTGTTCTTCACAACATTCAAGTGACGTTGTGTATCTTCTTCCTCTTGCCCATCAACCACAGGGTTCTTGGCAATCAATACCATAAGGTCAGCCTCTGCTGCCTTACCTGTACGTGAACCTTCCATCATGCTCTGGTTCAATAGAACCTTACCCTCTGCATCAGCAGAAAGCTGAGACATGTAGAAGATCGCACAGTTGTGTGCCTTAGCAATCTGACGGGCATAGATAGCATTAGCTTTCAATGCTTCATCAGGACGGGCATACCCACCTGCCTTGGCAAACTTGTCACCCATATCAAGGATCACAATGTCAGGTTTGTATGACTTGCATACTGACTCCACCCATGACATGTCACGGTCACTGGCATCTTTGATCTTGATGTTATCCTTGACCACAGAGTACAGGTCACGAGCACGGGCAGGGTTATCCTTCACCTCTTGCATTGTCATGCCTGTGGCGGCAGTCAAGTACCGTGCACCTACACGGTGTGATGCTTCCTCGTTACACAGGATCACGCACTTGGCACCCTGATGCGCAAACCCATTTGGAGCAGCGATCAGAGAGGCGTGGAACGATGTCTTACCTGTGTTAGGACGTGCGCCTACTTCAATCAGGTGTCCTGCATTCACGCCCTCTACCTTACGTGTCAGAGTAGGGATGTTGAATGTCCATTGTGATTCCAAATCATTCTTTGCAAGCAAAGTTTCAATGTCAATGTCATCCCATTCAATACGCAGGTCAGGTGTGAAGTCATCTGAATAACGTTCAAGGATGTCACGTAGGGGTTCCAAGCTACCCTTGCTACCATTCACATAGTCAAAGCCAAGGTTAGCAATGTCCTCACCTACGACCTGTTGAAACAGCTTCGACAGCACCTCTTGTGCTACGTCACTACCCATTGGTGACTCTTTCTTGATCTGATTGAACAGTGAACTGTAAGCTTGTTTCTGTGCAGTGGTGAGTGTTGGATTGTTCGACATGAACAATGCCTCTATCTCGTCAGGTGTTACGGTACGTTCGTAACGATCCATAGCTTTGTCGATTGACTGTTTGATCTTACGTACATCTTTGCTGAACAGCCGATCAGGACACTTGGCTCCACGATGATCGTCGTAGAACTCCTTGTCCATTAAGCTGCGTACAAGTGATAATTCCATTATGTTTCTCCTAGTGCTAGTAAATTGTTTATGTCGGTAGGGTTACGATATTTCAGGTCATCTGTCAAACGTAATACTTTTACATTCTCTACATAACCACGTAGTTCTTTTGCAAATTGCAGTGTCTTTGGTAATGCATCGGGGTCAAGTGCAATGATAACAGTCTTGAGGTGTGATAAGTACTGCTTATGTGCCTCAGAGAGTGAGGTGCCCAACACTGCTACCCCGACATACACCCCACTCTCCGAGCATCCAGAACTGCCTGTCGCACCCACAATGGCTGCACTTACACAGTCCTCAACGACTACCCCTGTTTTACCACATCCATAAACATACGGCAAGGGGTTTTTACCATATCTTTTCCACTTTGGTAACTTTTTTCCTAGTGCTCTGCCAGTGGCATCCACCATGATATTGTTATGTACCACAGGAAATACGACACGGTGTTCACGAACATCATACAACAAACCCAATGACACGGGATCAATGTCCCACTGATCACAGAACTCTGACACTGCATCAACGTCACGTACAATCCATTCAGGTTTCTGGAATGTGACTGCCTCTGTCTCAGCAGCTACAGTGCCTAGTGACTTACGAATATCGTCACTGGTAAGGTGCACACGTGTCCCACCAGACACACGGCACCCTGCCTTGTAACAGTTCCATACAAGCTGACCCATGTTATTGGTGGCTGTAAATGTTTTAACTCCCCCACATACTGGGCAGTTAGTACGTTTAGTTTCACCATTAACTAAGTTCATATCACTTATATGTTCTTTTATATTCATTATGTATCACTTTCTGTGTTGTTCGTTTCACTCAAGCATACAGACATGTCTCGTTGTGTCAAGGCATTATTTGCACTTTCGTAAGTATGCTTCATGTATGGTTTCACAGATGCAACATGAGTATGCCCTGTCACTGCCATGATTTGAGGCAAAGGTACACCCTTATCAACCATCTGTGTTACACCAGTACGACGAATGTCCATCAGACGTAGCTCATCAGGTAGCTTTGCTAGTCTCATGATGTTCCGTCCAACCTTGGACAGTCTCTCCATAGCATAGGGTTGGAACCTACCGTTACGTGGTTGTGGGTGTGGTGCAACCCATTCCTGAAAACCAAAGTCAGCTTTCTGCTCTAGCAGCATGGCATTCAGGTTGTCACTGATAGGTAGGAACACCTCTGACCTACGCTTGCTTTGCTCCAACGTTAGTTGTTGCTTCTTCAGGTCAAGGTTATCCCAACGCAGCATACGCATGTCACCCAATCTCTGGCACCACTCGTATGCCATGTGTACAATCAGTCCAATGTTACGGTACTGAAAGTCGCTATATGCTACGTCAAGAAATTTATTCACCTCACCATGTGTCCATATAACTTTACGTTGACGTTGTTGTTTACGTTTAATCTTGGCAAACGGATTTTGCTCTGCATGTTCCATTTGTATGGCGTAGTTGTACACTCTACTCGCACACGTTGCCGCATGGTTAGCAAAGCTGATCCCACGTTCAACCCATTTCTCATATGCTTGCTTTGCAACTTTAGGTGTAACCTCTCTGTACTTACGGCACCCAATTGTTTGGTGTACCACTGTCAAGAAATACCTGTAATCAACCTTGGTTGAGTCACGTAACATCTTGAAATCATTAGATAAATAATAAAAGTTGATAAGGTCAGTGACCTTGCTGCTTGGCTTCAGCTTCACAACTTTAGCTTGTTCTTCACGGTATGCGTCAATGTCTCTGTTGTACTCACGTGCTATCTGTCTTGCAACTTTTGGATCGTCACCTAGTTCTTCACGTTCTACTACTCCCTCATTCACCAATGCTTGCGGTGGATTGAAACGGTATGAGATGTCACCCGAAGGTGACACTCGCTGTTGTACATATCGTGGTAAGGTTCTCATACAATCTCCCATGTGGTAAAGTTTAACAGTCCATCTTTCCAATCTGTTTCATCGTAGGGTTCCCATTCCTCATTACGATCATCATTTATTTCACGTAGTATCTCAAACAGTGTGGCTTCCCACACTTCCCCATCAACACTGTTTTTAAGTGTGTAAGTAATCATGCTGCCTCCAATGTAATGAACCGATCATCAGATACCCACTTGGATACCTCTTGCTCACGTGACCACATGCTGATGGCCTGTGTGTCGTTGCCTGTGTTACGTAGATTGAACCCATTACGTTCATCAGCATACGATGCATAGTTTGTGAACGCAGAGTACAATGCCCACTTATTGTGACCACGTGTCGCAGCCTCTTGTAGGTACAGCATGTACATTTTCTCTGCCTTACGTTCAGATGAAATCATTTCTTCCAACAGAGAACGAATGTCCACATACTTTGTGGATGTCTGCGCCCACACTTGCATCTTACCTGCCTCAGTGTAGAAGTCAGTACGAGCACGAGCAAGTTCATAGATGAAACTCTCCATAGAGAAGTTCGCAGTGTTCTTCTTGCGGATTTTGTCATACTCTCCACGAATACATCCGTTGGTGCAGAAGAAATCAATCGCACCGAAGTACACTTGGTTGCTGCACGAACCGTCAATACCATGTAATGATATAATACGATTACCGATTTGTGTTTGGTGCTTGTCCGTTGTGATCTCCACCTGCATGTCAGGCAGTTCAATGTCAAGCATTGACCACGCACCATTACGTGCAGTTTTCCAATTGAACTTGGCATTCATCAGTTCAGATGAAAGCAGTTCGTCAGTCACTGTGTCCATGACACCACGGTAAAAGTCACCATGTGATGCACACTTGAATGACTTACCGACGATACCAAGGTACTCGCCAGTGTCTGCATTGATAACATATTTCTTATCATCAACCTTGGTTGGTTCAAACTCTACATCAAAGTCAAGGTATGTTGGAATGTCAAATGGCATAATAATCTCCTTTCAGTTGTTTGTGTGGCAACTGTACCATAGTTATATAGATACTGTCCACCCTATACTAGTAACGATAAGCTACTTGTAGAATATGTGTGACCCATGTGTCACAGTTTGTGTGTAGTGATTGCGCCACCACGGTCTAACATAGTTAGCATGGTAATGTGTGGCACCATCGGTGTTGTCTTCATGATAGCCATACACTACGTTATGGGCTACCACTTTGGCATACAGCCAATGTACTTCTTCACGAGGCGTGTCGGACTTACCGTCACAGTACCAACTGAACTGGCACTTGTGTTTGCCACGGTGAAAGCCCTGATACACTACCTTGCAAGCATCGTCAGGGAATGCGTCATGTGCCACACGATTGAGCACAACGTGGGCAACGGCATACATACCTGCCATAGGCTCACTACGTGCCTCGTGATACACATTCAGTGCAATACATGTCAGTGCTGCTTCAAGCATACTCAAACTCCTCTGGTTGTAGGTACACAGTTTCAAAAGGGTTGTCGTTGTCACAGAACGGACACACTTCTACAAAATGTTCTCCTTCTTCAAACACACGATCACATTGTAAACAGTGTACTAACTCATGCTGCTGCATATACATTCTCCCATTGCCAATCAAACCACACAGGCTTGTTACGTTTACTCCAGACCATATCAAACCTATGCTGCTTGGTATGATAAAACTTACGGTAACTGTCCACAGGCCAGTGTTCTCCTGTCTTCAGGTGTGTGTATTCACTGAAGCATTCGGGGTGTGCAGTCAATTCACCTGTCGGCACAAACCTTGCACCCTCTCGCAGTGCATCAATGAAACGTTCTGATGCATGTTGTCTGCCATATCTGTAGGTATACTCCAGACACATGTGGTTCCACAATCGGAAAGCATACATGTAATTGCTACGTGTCTGCCCTGCCCACAGTGTGCACGGATGCTTGGCATGTGCTACACGGTACAGTTCATGCTCATCGGCATACTCAGGGTTAGCTTGACGAACCACAGTGCATAGCATCTGTGCTTCTTCCAGTGGCATCTTGACCACATGCTTGTCACACAATGCTTGTGCAATCTCCTGTGGAGTATTAGCTATAATGAAACGGTTCATGGTTTCTCCTTTGGTTTAGGTATAGGGTGGTCTGACCAGTCGTCACATGGGTCATCCAGTGGCATTGGCTTCTTGTCTGACGATGTTGATGTATATACGGTATGCATCATGTAAACTCTCCGCATCTGAGGTCAGGATCACTTCGTCACCTACCTCTGCATATTGCTTCAGCTTTTGTATACTGATGCGTTTATCACCACGTTTGGCACTACGATAAAACTTTACATCACCCTCTGTGCCATCGGCATACTCACCGACAACAGAGAATGCGTTTCGCATAGTACGTTCTTTTTCTGTGTCGTACCACTCTGCGGTAAAAAACTTATCGTCATAGTTCATGCCAAAATCACTGTCCAGAAACTCTCGCACAGATTTGTTGGCATCAATGATGCTTTTATCTAGCATCGTTTTCGTTAGTTTGATTTTAGCTTCCACCATGTTATATCCTTTCTATAGTTTTTCTGATTGTGTCTGCCCATTGCTTAACTGTTTCTGCATCAGCAATCCATATTGCATCTAACCCTAAGTCATTTGCTATTTCTTCTGCTGCGTCGAAATCCCCACAATCACCTAGTGGGTGCAAACGCAAATAGTTCCAACCAAGCATTCTTGCACGTACTGGTGTTACTAACATATTATCTAAACAACTTAGTGCAAACCACTGTCTGTCTTTGCTTTCATACGTCATGTTATATCCTCTCATTGTAGCACACAGGGTGCTTCATGTATGAAGTCATACTGTTTATATTCTTCCATTTCAAATTCGCCACACTCCACAAAGTCAATCTGGTTTGCGTCTGGGTGTTCATGTGCAGCCAAACGCATGGCAAATTCTGTGGCACTGTGCCAATCATTGATTGCGGGGTAAGTGTCATCCAACTGGATAAGACTTTCCACCCCGTCTATTTCAACTACGATTTCGTAGCCCATTATTTTCATTCAGTTTCTCCTTTGTAATACCATGCACGTGGATCATCTTTCAGGACATACGGCTTCCAATGTTCGGGATAGCCAGTGTCTTCATCCCTCTGAGGTTTGAATTTAAATGTATCACGTAGGTACCACATCTTTCTTTGCAAATCACGTAGTTGTGACAGTGACAAATCAAAGCCATCAGACACATCACGCAATAGATCATCAATGCAATTGTATAGGTCAAGTAGTTTCTCTACTTCTTCTCGTGTTAGTTCTTCATATAGCTCTGTTGCCATAAGTGTATCTCCTTGTATTAATTCCATTACTTCTTCAGGTGTCATGAACGTGCCCCCTCTGCATATAGGTATGGCCTATTTCTGTGATCGTCAACAACCATGCTTGGCTGTAGTTGTAGCATAGCACGTTTGGCTGTACGTACTGGTGTCGTGTCGTACACATCAACGAATGTGTCAAACTTGTATGGGTTGTATGACACAAGTGTGTAGTCCAGATAGTCGGGATGATACTCTGGATCAAAGTCATCAAAGTGTGTGATCTCACCACGAACAAAGGCATGAACATTCTTCTTGCCCTCACGCAGTACACGTTCACGTCCTGCCTTACGCACTACAAACTTAGGGTCACGAATGTGCACCTTGTCAGTGTGTAAGATTACTCTGCCAGTGGAACACTGACGGACAGACCACGTGTATTTGTGTAGGTTAAAATAAACTTCAACTCGCATTTGTTTGCTCCTTCACATACTTCATTGCGATACGTTTGTTATGTGTGATGATGACCACACGATCATGATCATCATACACAACCCATTTCTTTTTACGCTGCATTAATCTCACTTAGTTTAGCCTCAACTTTTTTCAGCTTCATACGCAACTCACGGCGTTCCTGCTTTAGTAAAGATGAACCATCTTTCGTGTAACGTGCTTTGATCATGCCAATCTCTTTCAGGATACGGCAACGATACTGCACACGGTGTAGGTATTCATTCAGATCAGATGCAATCTGTTTCTGTGTTTTGGTAGCCCAATGTTTCACAATGTAATCATCCATCGGCACATAGTTGTATGTGTATGACACACACTTTTTCATGTGGAATGTATGCTCAACATACAATTGTGGTTGAGTTGAACGGACGGATTTGAAAACGAATGTATTTGTCATGGGGTATACTCCTTATATGGATTAGCTTGCTAGTTTACGTAGTTGTGATTTTGTCTTACGTGCCTGTTGGCGGTCACGTTTCCAATCATCACGTTTAGGTTTCTGTCCAACGTTGGACACTTTGGAAAACTTAATAAAGTTTTTCATTTCGTAACGCATTTTGTTTCTCCTTCTTACTGAGTTTGCGTTTGTTGCCCTTCTTGGGCGGCACTACCTGTGGGCTTTTGCGCTGTTGAAGCAAAGCTTTTGCCACAGGGTTCACAATTCCCACAGGTTTTTTCATGTCACAATTCCTCTGTCACTACACGAAATGTGTAGCCTAGTTGTTTAATTAAACTTACATCACGATCAGTCAACGTAGTTGTACCTGCAATCTCAGCAAGTGTTCGTGATGTGCTACACTTAGGATACACTCGACGTGTACCGTAAGACGTTTCGATTGATACTAACAATTCCATTGTTATACTCCTTGTGCTACTGTGTCAGCTTTACGTTTACTGCTACCATGTGCAGGAAACCCAATGATTGCATCACGCTGTTTTGCACACAGTTGGCATGTAGAGCATGACACATCATCACGGATTGTGGCAGGACATACGACCACTTTGCGACCTTTAGGTGTCACAGTGTTAGTCGTTTGTGCCTCTGGCAGTACTGTCGCCACTGGCCCAATGCCAAGGTCATACAATGCATCTGCGTGTTTGACATTGTTGGCAGATAGATTGACGACAAAGCCTTTGTCATTCATACGTTTGACTACACGAGCATTATGCTTGTCAGTCAATACGGGATAGTGAGTGTAAGTGAAACCACGTTTGCCAGTGTTAGCATCGGCAAGCTGATCGTTGGCATCGGCATCCAAACGTTTACCATCACCTGCCAAATCACCTGCTTGGTTGTGTCTCCACAACTGACCATCCTTGAAGGATGCCACAGTGTTGATGAATGTGTCCCATGCATCGCCACGTTCACCACTGGTCACTTTAGCCCAATGCATTGCCAATGGCCCACCATCTGCATAGCAGCCATTTTTCTTGAACTCACATTCATCAGGGCATGTAGCAGCAGATGTAGTTGTGACAGGAATAGGGCCAACCTTACGGTTACCTGATTTAGGGGTAGTGTGTACTGTGTAAGTCATTTGCTTACTCCGTAAAAGTGTCCAACGTTGGACGGTTTCAGTTAGTGTTTATGTCTATACATGTTATATAACACTTTCACTAAAGTTTCAAGTGTTTATATAACTGTAAGACAATAAGGTAGGATCATTCGGTTCTTTCCATCCACTGTCATAAGACAGCGACTTTTCATTAGGCGTTTTAACATTAGCCAACACTTTGGCTATCTCAAGTTTTTGCTTTAGCAGTTCAGCTTTCGTCATTAGTCTGCCGCCCAGATAGATAGCAAGCAGACACCGATGTAAGGTATGCCAATCAGCAGCCAATCAGGTGTCAGTATGCCTTGTGATACAAATATCACAGTGGCAGCGAATACAATGCTTGTCAGAGCCAAGCACAGAACAGTGAGAAACTTTACGAAATACATATTAAATCTCCGATTTACAGTTGAGTGTAAAGCCAGCTTACGCTGACTTCTCTTGTTTTGCAATAGCAGATATAAGGTCATCTACGATGGTTTCAAGGTCAAGGCCGTTCAACTCACACTGTTTCAAAATGGTTTGTACCATTTTTGTACGAGTGATCGGGCCAACAGAAACTTTAGTTTCAGACTGTTCCACAAGCTTTGCTTGTTTAGGTTCATCAGACTGTCCAACGTTGGACGGTTCAGCTTTAGCTGTAGGTTCGTCTGCTTTAGCAGCCTTACGCATAGCAGCTTGTAAAGCTGTAAGGGATGTGAAGCCTTTCTTTGAGGCTTTGATGAACTCCACACACTCAGCTTGGTTCTCATAGAACCATAGAGCTTCGGCACGACGACGACGATCAATGTTGGCAATGCCATGTGTCCGAAGGACATGAGTAGGGATTTGACCACTGTCATGAGCACTCTGTGCTTTCAGTGTGGACAGCAGCTTGCCTAGTCGAGTGTCAAAGCCATTGGCTTTAGTAGACTGTTTCACACTGTTCAGTGTGCTCCACATTTTGCCTAGGGCTTTGCCCTCTTTCACAAGAGCATCCAAAGTTGTTCCAACTTGGTTTGTTGCTTTGTTTGCTGATTTTGCCATGATACTATTCCTTACTAACTTATGTTACACTTAAGAGAGTTTATATATCTCTCTCACCCTAAAGGGAGAGATATTAAACTATCTGTGTAACTGTATAAGTTAGTAGTAGTAAGAGCCGAGTTTCCCGTGTGATCCTCTGCCCCTGCCGTTTCACGTGCGGTTGCAGGTATCTTCGATACCGAAACTGGTGTGCGAAACTCGTGTGCGTATGCGAGGCAAACACTGTCCAATGTTGGACGGTTTTGTGATCACAACAATAGCCTCACTACCCTATAGGGGTAGGGTATAAAAATGTAATCGGCAGATGCAACACACACTGTGATCACAAATCACTCTGGAAAATACACTCTAAAGAGTGGCAACTGATTCCATAACAGTTGTCGCAGTTGGCTAAGTCACTGAATTTGTTGGAGCTTCTTGTGTGTTGGTGTGACATGCCTATGTGTTTGCGTTCACCTGAGCACATGATGTGTGTGATGTGCGTCATGACGTGTGATGTGTGGGGGTAGGCGGGGGCCATGACGGGGGTGTACGTTATTGTATACACGTATCTACACAGATCAGGAAAAATGAAGTGTTAACCACATTACGTATATAGTGGTTTACAGAGAACAGTGTTCCAAAAAACGTGGGATATGTAGAACGTTTTCCCTAATATTGCAGTATAGTTAAGTTTAGGGGTTGACATGTGGTACAGAATGTGTAAAACTATATATAGAATAACTAAGATGACACTATAAGTGATTACACTTTAAATGTTCACTTAGATGTTAATATAGTTAGATATAATTATACTTAACTAATATTACACTTATATGTATCACTTTAAATGTACACTTTATATGTAACGCCGTTAGGCGAGGAGTTTGTATATTTATTACGAAAGTTCTTGACAATGAGTAAAAAATCAGTAAAACTATATACTGACGATGTTCTTTCTGAGTTTTATAATCACGTAATGAATGGAACTGTAGATCAATTGCATATCCCCCATAGTGATGTATTCTACGTGCGAGAGGCAGTGCAGAACCATTATGGCAGGAAGTTTACGTTAGAACATGTAGAGTGGGCTATGCGTATGGAAGGATGGACAGACGGTGGCGATACCAGCGAGAGTTAAAAGTACAATGGAACGTTTGGGATTGTCAGGCGTTAATAAACCTAAACGTACCCCTAAGCACCCAACTAAGTCACACGTAGTGATGGCTAAAGAAGGTGAAACATATAAACTAATTCGTTTTGGTGAGCAGGGTGCAAGCACTGCAGGTAAACCCAAAGCTGGTGAGTCGGACCGTATGAAAAAGAAACGTGCATCCTTTAAAGCACGTCACAGTAAAAATATTGCTAAAGGTAAGTTGAGTGCAGCTTATTGGGCAGATAAAGTTAAGTGGTAATATAGGAGTAAATACCAATGGCATCAGGAAAAGGTAAAGCCGTAGAGTTGCTATCAGGCATCACAGGCAAAGGAACAACAATGACTGCACGTTCTTTGGCGAGTGTATCAACTACACTACAGAATAAGATTCGTCGGTTAGAACGTAAAGAAACGTTGACTGCAGAACAAAAGAAAGAGCTAGCAGCTTTGAAACGTCAATTGAAAGATGTAGACAATGAAATGTCAGCAGAAGCAAGTAAAGCTGGACGTTCTTCAGCACAAGCAGCACGTGACAAAAAGATGAAGGGTAAAGTTACTCTACCGTCTACCCCTTTCAAAAAAGGTGGTATGGCTAAAAAGAAAAATTATAACAAGGGTGGTTACGCAAAATGCGGAGCCTCATATACAGGCTAAGTTATGTGGATAGGGATAATGCTTGTATGTTTTGATCCTATGGCATTGTCCTGTAAGATTATAGCAAAACCAGAACCTTTCTATACTGAACAAGCTTGTTTAGAAGAAGCAGAAAAAATAGCTACCAATATAAGAGCAGGGGGTGCTTATGCTACACCCCACTGCCACAAAGTTGAAGGAAATAGTGCCTAATGCCTATACGTAAAGTTAAGGGTGGTTACAAGTGGGGTGACTCAGGTAAAGTGTATCCTACTCGTAAAGGTGCAGAGAAACAAGCTGCCGCTGCGTATGCCAGTGGTTACAAAAAAATGAATGAAGGTGGATTTATTATGGAGACATGTGAAGGATGTCAAACACGGGGTAACTGCTTGGCAGCAGGTAAGTGTTTAAAAGGCGGTAAAGATAAATGAATTTTACAGACTGGAAAGCTGAGTTAGAAGAACATGGATACGTAGTTACTGAAGACACTATCACTACACAACGTGGTGATGTACTTGCAGGTAAAGACCCATATGGTGGATATTACATTAGTGACTCACGTATTCAAGACATTGTAAGTAAGAAACCTAGCAAGGTTAAGAAGGTAACTAAAAAAGTTAAGAAGGTAGCAGAAGCTGCCACTGAACTTGTAATGGAACGTGCTCGTGACAAGAATGGACATTTTATTGCAGATGATCCTGACACTGAAGTTAACGAAGCATGGGTAGTTAAAACTAAGAAAAAATAATGACCCAATATTCAATAGGTAAACCAGCACGTAGGAAGTCTGTCTATGGTCACAATGAAACCACAGCAGTAGAAGACGTGTATACTTGCCCTGCTAACTGTACAGCAGAAGTTACATATATCCTTGTAGCTAATGGTGGTGGTAGCACTAATGATGTCACTATTCAGTGGTACGTAGCAGCAGATGCTTATACGTCACACTTCCTAAACGATAAGAGTTTAGCTGGTAATGGCTATCACGAGTTCTCTACTATTGACCTTGTATTACAACCAGGTGATAAGATTCAGATAGTACCTAATGCAGCAGGACACATTGATAGCATTGTTACTGTAACTGAAACGTTTGTACCTATTGGTTAATGCATAACGGGGTTGCATTATTGTCTATAGTATGTTATAACTATATATGATATAACTATCTCTGGTAGCAAAAGTTACCGATAACATAAGGAGATAGTTATGAAAGAATGGTTTAAAAAAGTATTTGTTGCCTTTATTGAGGCACGTCAGGCTGAAGCAAATCGTCGTATTGCAGCAATGCATTTGTATCGCATGACAGACCGTGAGCTAAACGATATTGGCATTGGTCGTGGAGATATTAAACGAGTTGTCTATGAAACCGAGAACGAAGTCAAAACTGAAAAACAAGGCACCAATAGTCCGAAAAACAAAAACAATGTCTCGTGGCGGCAGTACATCTACAGTAAACTCGGCTGGGAACTACACAAAGCCAACCATGCGTAAAAACTTGTTCAACAAGATTAAAGCAGGTAGTAAGGGTGGAAGTGCAGGTCAATGGTCTGCACGTAAAGCACAAATGTTAGCCAAGCAGTATAAATCTGCAGGTGGTGGATATAAGAGCTAAGAGGGCGATATGGACCCAGTGACAATTATCAGTGGGGCCACTGTTGCCTTCAACGCACTTAAAAAAGGCTTTGCAATAGGCAAGGACTTACAGGACATGTCTAGTCAACTAACACAGTGGGCAGGACATATGGCTGACTTAGGTCAGGCTGAGAAACAAGTAAACAATCCCCCTTGGTGGAAATCTATGGGTGGCTCTGTTGAAGCGGAAGCAATGGAAGTGTTTGCAGCTAAACGTAAAGCAGAGCAGATGCGTAGTGAGTTAAAAGACTATATTAGTTTTACAATGGGTCCATCAGCTTGGGATGAACTAGTACGCATTGAAGCTAAGATACGTAAACAAAAAAGAGAACATGAATACCGTAAAGCTGAGTTACAAGAAGCTATTATAACTTGGACTATATCGGGGTTACTATTACTTAGTGGTATAGGTGGTATCATATTCTTTGCGTGGTTAATGTCAAATGGCTAAAGCTAAATCACAACAAAGCTTAGATAAATGGACTCGACAGAAGTGGAGAACTAAAAGTGGTAAACCTTCGACGCAAGGTCCAAATGCTACAGGAGAACGTTACCTTCCTGAAGCGGCGATTAAAGCTATGTCTACCGCACAATATGCGGCGAGTAGTGCGAAGAAAAGAAAAGATACTGCAGCAGGTAAGCAGTTTTCTAAACAGCCTAAAGCAGCAGCTAAAACGGCTGCACGTTTTCGGAGGACGTAATGGTAGTTGACTTTGACGTAGATGGTGATGGCGTTATCACCGAAGCTGAAGTAGCAATGAAAGAACGTATGCTTGAGATAGAGCTACGTGAAGAAAAAGCTGAATCACAAAAGTTTATGGCTTGGGTAGCTATGGGCATGATGATTATCTTTACTGTATTTCTGTTTACTCCTTTTATGTCAGACTCACGTGTGAATGCTCTAGCAGATTTGCTAGGGTTATTTTATATTGCACAGACTGGTGTAGTTGCTGCGTACATGGGAGCTACAGCTTATATGGCAGGTAAGCCTATGGGCAACAAAGTGGCAATGAGTAAGGATATGAGATAATGGGATTTAGTTTAAGTAGTCGTTCACTAGGTAAACTAGAGGGTGTTCACCCTGATATGGTAGCAGTTGTTAAACGTGCTATTGAACTGACGGACGTTGACTTTGGTGTGACGTATGGAGTCAGAACTTTAGCAGAGCAAGAAGAACTGTATAACTCTGGACGATCACAGACTATGAAATCCAAACACCTTATTCAGGAAGATGGTTATTCACATGCCGTAGACCTCGTAGCCTATTTTGGTTCTAACGTAAGTTGGGAACTAAATGTTTACGATAACATTTGTGATGCTATGGCACAGGCAGCGGAAGAACTAGAGGTGCCTATCAAATGGGGTGCAGCTTGGTCAGAGGGTGACATTCGTTACTACGATGACACTGCAGAGGACGCAATGAATGCATACATTGACCTACGTAGATCACAAGGTCGTAGACCCTTCATTGATGCTCCACATTTTGAGATGATGTAATGAGATGGTTAGTTCTGGCCTTATTGTTATCTAGTTGTGGTTTAACTTCACTGTTACCTACAGGCGGTACTAATGTAGCTGCTAATACACAGTTAGGTAAAGAAAACAAACAGGCTGTAGTTACTTACGAAGAAGAAGAAACTAATAACGCAGGACGTGACATCATTACAGAAACAAAAGAAGTAGAAGCAGGTCCAGTAGAAAAGCTAATGATTAGTAATCAGAATATTCCCCCTTGGGTTATAATGCTGCTACTACTAGGATGGCTACTTCCTACCCCGACACAAATAGGTCAATCAATAGCAAACTTTGTGCTTGCATTGTTTAGAAGAAAGAGTTAAAATGGCACGAGCATTAACAGAAAAACAACAGAAACTACTAGCTGTCTTATTTGATGAGGCTGGTGGTGACATTGTAGCTGCAAAAAAGATTGCAGGGTATTCGGATGCTACTTCATCTACTGAGATCATTAACTCTTTGAAAGAAGAAATACTAGATGCTACATCTGCTTACATGGCACGTAATGCACCTAAAGCTGCAATGGCTATGGTAGGTGCTTTGTACGATCCTACTGAACTAGGTATTCGTGATAAGATGTCAGCGGCAAAAGAACTACTAGATCGTACTGGCCTAGTTAAAACAGAAAAGATGCAAGTAGAAGCTAAAGGTGGAGTAATGCTAATGCCACCAAAACAAATGGATGAAGATGACTAAACCATTAAAACAATGGAAGTTACCCCAACCAACTGATATAAAAGAAGACAATGAATGGGTTCCTATTCCCCGTATATCTAGGACCATTCCATTCGGCTATGAAGTAAATCCAGATGACCCTGATGTACTGCTGCCTATTGACCATGAGCTTGATATGCTTGAACAGGCACAAAGGTATCTTAAACAGTACTCATATCGTGAAGTAGCTAATTGGCTTACACGAAATACAGGTAGAGATATATCTCACGTAGGTTTACGTAAACGGTTGGAAAATGAGCGAAGAAGAAAAAACAAAGCTGCAAGCTTACGCCGATGGGCAGACTATGCGAAAAAGGCAATCGCCAAGGCGGAAGAAATTGAACGCACAAGGCTCGGAGCAAAAGCAGACGAAGAAGACATCAGCGAGGCCAAAGCCTGAACCTGCAAAGATTATAAGTGAAATTCCAATTGAGGAACAACACAACGTAATCTTTAAACCTAATGAGGGACCACAGACAGAGTTTCTTGCTGCAGGTGAACGTGAAGTATTATATGGCGGCAGTGCAGGTGGCGGTAAATCCTATGCCATGTTAGCAGACCCCTTACGTTACATGGGGCATCCTAGTTTCTCAGGACTATTGCTACGCCATACTACAGAAGAACTTAGGGAACTTATATTTAAGTCTCAAGAAATGTACCCTAAGATATGGCCTGGAATTAAATGGTCAGAAAGAAAGATGCAGTGGACTGCGCCATCTGGTGCACGATTGTGGATGTCCTACCTTGACAGGGAAGATGACGTTCTGCGTTACCAAGGTCTAGCTTTTAGTTGGATAGGCTTTGACGAGTTGACACAATGGGCTACCCCGTTTGCATGGAACTATATGCGATCTCGTCTACGGTCCACTGCACCCGACTTACCTATCTTTATGAGGGCAACTACCAACCCAGGGGGTAGAGGTCACCATTGGGTTAAGAAAATGTTTATTGACCCTGCCCCTTCTGGAAAGGCTTTTAATGCAACTGATATTGAAACAGGTGAAGAGCTTAAATATCCTGCAGGACACGCAAAGGCAGGAAAGCCTTTGTTCAAACGTAGGTTTATACCTGCACGTCTTTCAGACAATCCTTACCTAGCAGAACAGGGTGATTACGAGGCAATGCTACTATCGTTGCCTGAACAACAACGTAGACAATTGTTAGAGGGTGACTGGGACATCAAAGAAGGTGCAGCCTTCACAGAGTTTGATAGGAATGAACATGTCATTGAGCCTTTTAACATCCCTAGTAATTGGGTTAAGTTTAGAGCATGTGATTATGGGTATGGTTCTTACAGTGCTGTCGTGTGGTTTGCCGTTGCGCCTGATGAGCAACTTATCGTATATAGAGAATTGTACGTCAGTAAAGTTCTAGCTACTGATTTAGCAGACATGGTGCTTCAGCTAGAAGCAGAAGACGGAAACATTAAGTATGGAGTTCTTGACTCTTCTTTGTGGCATAAGCGTGGTGATACTGGCCCTAGTCTTGCTGAACAGATGATTAGTCGAGGATGCAGATGGCGTCCATCAGATCGTTCTAAAGGTTCACGTGTAGCAGGTAAGAACGAAATACATAGACGTTTACAGGTAGACGAGTTTACAGAAAAACCCAGACTAGTATTCTTTAACACTTGTACTAATATGGTAGCACAGTTACCAGCAATTCCACTGGACAAAAAGAATCCAGAAGATATTGATACACACTCAGAAGACCACTTGTACGATGCTTTACGTTATGGTATAATGTCAAGACCACGGTTTAGTTTATTTGACTATGACCCACATTCTACAAGATCATCTGGAATGCGAGTGGCAGATTCAACATTTGGCTATTAAGGAAAAATAAATGGCAGAAGATAATGAAGTATTCATTGAGGATGATGCAGTTATCCTTGAGGACACAGATAACTCAGTAGAAGAAGACGCAGATACTTCTAAGATTATTCCGTTTATTATGGAACGATACGCCCGTGCTGAAGACTACCGCCGACAAGATGAAGAACGTTGGCTACGTGCTTATCGTAACTATCGTGGCATATATGGCCCAGAGGTACAATTTACAGAGGCAGAAAAGTCTCGTGTGTTTATTAAAGTAACTAAGACAAAAACACTGGCTGCTTATGGTCAGATTGTAGATGTACTATTTGCAAAGAATAGTTTTCCACTTACAGTTGATCCTACAGAACTTCCAGAAGGAGTTGTTGAGAATGTCAGTTTTGATCCTGCTGTTCCTAAAGAGTTACAAGAAGACCGAAGAAGTGATCCAGTATCACCTTACGGTTTTAAAGGTGACGGTAAAGAGCTTCCTGCAGGGGCTACGGCGAAAACGTTAGAAGAGTTACTTAACCCTGAACTACGTGAAAAGCTAGAGCCTATTGAAGGTATTAAAGAAGGTACAGGCGGTACGCCTACATCTGTTACATTTAGCCCTGCTATGATTGCAGCTAAAAAGATGCAGAAGAAAATTCAAGACCAGCTTGATGAAGCATCAGCGTCTAAACATTTACGCAGTACAGCATTTGAAATGGCTTTGTTTGGTACTGGTGTAATGAAAGGTCCATTTGCTGTAGATAAAGAATATCCTAACTGGGATGACGATACAGGTGAGTATTCACCTATCTTTAAAACAGTACCCCAAGTATCCCATGTATCTGTGTGGAACTTTTATCCTGACCCAGATGCTAACAACATGGAAGAAGCACAGTATGTTATTGAACGTCATAAGATGTCACGTTCACAACTACGTGCACTAAAGAAACGTCCATACTTCCGTAGTCAAGTTATTGATGAAGCAATTTCTATGGGCGAAAACTACGATAAAGAATATTGGGAAGACGATCTTTCTGATTATGCACCAGAGCATGGCATTGAACGTTTTGAAGTCCTAGAATATTGGGGCATGGTAGATGTTGAAATGCTTATGGATCAAGGTGTAGACATTCCTCGTGAGTTACAAGATACAGACGAACTACAGGCAAACGTTTGGATTTGTAATGGTAAACTACTACGTATGGTACTTAACCCATTCAAACCTGCTCGTATTCCTTACATGGCATCACCTTATGAACTAAACCCATACTCATTCTTTGGTGTAGGTATTGCCGAAAATATGGACGATACGCAAACGTTGATGAATGGTTTCATGCGAATGGCTGTTGACAATGCTGTATTATCTGGTAACCTTTTGATTGAGGTAGATGAAACTAACCTAGTTCCAGGCCAAGACTTATCAGTATACCCAGGCAAAGTATTCCGTAGACAAGGTGGTGCACCAGGACAAGCTATCTTCGGTACTAAGTTCCCCAATGTTGCAGGTGAAAACTTACAGCTATTTGATAAGGCACGAGTGCTTGCAGATGAATCTACTGGCTTCCCTTCCTTTGCACATGGACAGACAGGTGTCATGGGTGTAGGCCGTACTGCTAGTGGCATTAGTATGCTAATGGGTGCTGCAAGTGGTACTATTAAGAATGTTATTAAAAACGTAGACGACTATCTGCTTCGCCCACTAGGTGAAGGACTGTTCCGCTTTAATATGCAGTTTGACTTTGATCCTGAGATTAAAGGTGACTTAGAAGTTAAGGCACGTGGAACAGAATCACTTATGGCTAACGAAGTACGTAGCCAAAGACTTATGCAATTCTTGCAAGTATCATCTAACCCTGCACTTGCGCCGTTTGCTAAGTTTCAATACATTATTCGTGAGATTGCAAAGTCTCTTGATCTTGACCCCGAAAAAGTTACCAACAATATGAATGAAGCTGCAATTCAAGCTGAACTAATGAAACAGTTCCAGCAAGAACAGCAAGCACAACAACCTCAACAAGGTGGTCCAGCAGGTGCAAACCCAATGGACACATCAGGAGCAGGTGGTGGAACTATAGGTGTAGGACAAGCACCGACACCACAAGAACAAGGATTTAGTGGTAATGCAGGACAAGGAGCACCTCAGCAAGCTCAAGGGGCTGGTCAGCAACCAAGCCCAATGGTCTAAGTTTGAAGCTTACTTAGACATGATAATCAATCAACAGCATCGTGTTATGGAACAAACAAATGAAGTTGTTGCTGTTCATAGAGCACAAGGTGCTATCTATCAGTTACGTAGACTAAAGTTATTACGTGACGAAGTATTAAAATCTCAGTAAGGAAATTACTATGGAAGAACAAATGGAACTCTTTGAAGACGGTGGTCTAAAAGATGAAGGTGGCATGGTAGACGAAGAATCAGGAAATGAAGTTCCTAGTGGTAGCACTAAAAAAGAAGTACGTGATGACATTCCTGCTATGCTAAGTGAAGGTGAGTTTGTTCTACCTGCTGATGTTGTACGTTATCATGGACTAGAAAAAATTATGCAGCTTCGTGATGAAGCTAAGTTTGGCCTAAAGAAAATGGAAGCTATGGGTCAAATGGGTAACTCTGACGAAGCTACATTAGATGATGACGTTCCATTTGGTCCTGCTGATCTTATTATTGTAGGTGCAGAACCTATGGAAGATGAACCACGTGAGATGTATCAAGGTGGTATGGTGTACGCACAAGAAGGTACATTTGTAAAACCTTCTACAGGTATTGCTGGTTATCAACCTTCTATCTATCAAGGTCAACAAACAACGGGAGCATATACTCCACCACCTAGTTCTGTTGCACCCCCTATTCCTGCACCTTCTCCTGCAGGTGGCTATGTGCCTAAGTTTGTTTCAAGTGGGCAAATACCTGTTGGTGTAGCTCCACCCCCTGTAACTCCAGCATCAAGTACTGATACTTCTGCAGTTAGCACAGCATCAACTGAAGATAAACCATTTGTTCCAACTGTAAGTGATGTATATACAAGTGTAGAGTACATTAATCCTGAAACGGGCGAACGTAGAATGTTTAACTTCTACAATGGGGCAGTAGTAAACGGTCCTATTCCAGAAGGGTTTATTCCTGTTACAGAATGGGAAGCTTCACAGACAGACACAGGAACAACCACTACAACAGGAACAGGTACTGATGATACATCTGTAGCAACTACACAAGTTACAACAGATGATGGTGGTGCTCAAACTATTCGTGAGTTACAACAAAAACAACAGCAAAGAGAGTCTCAAGAACTTAGCATTCAAAAAACAAATCTTTTACAAAAAGGTTCTGCTAATGATCTAGTAAGTGCATGGCTAGATAATAAACGTGTTCTTGGTGCAGGAAACGTAGGATCATTCTTTAGTCCTCTTATAGGTGCGTTTACTACCGCAGCAGGACTAAAACAACAACGAGATTTAGAATCAGCTTTAACAGAACGATTTGGTGAAGATTGGAAAACTACTGCTAAATTAACTGATGAAGTTAAAAAAGAACTTACTGAGTATGAAGAATCAGGAAAACTTCGTAATACTAAATTGTTTGGAAATAAACTATTTGAAGATGTAAAGGCTGCAGTTTCTGGAATTAAAAATAGTTTTACTGAAGAAGGAAGACAGTCTTACTATGAAAATTATGCGTCTAGTGGACCTGTACATAATGTAGCTGACAACACTTTGTCTGGTGGGGTTACAGGATTTGAAGCTGTAACAGACAGTAGTGGTGCTCTACAAATGAATCAACATGGTATGCCACAGTCTTCAGGAAACCTATCTCTTAAAGAACAACAATCTTACGACAATGCAGTAAGAGATGGCAATGCCTCAGTAGCAAATCACCATGCAATTATTGCAGCGCATCGGGATAGACAAAACCAATATGCAGATGCACTTGCACGGGGTGATACATCCGCAGCCGCTGCTATTGGTGCAAATATGTCTGCTCAAAGTAGAGATCAAGCGGAACGTTTTGGTGGCAGTGTGCATCGTGCATCAGAAAGTGGTACGGCATCAAAGAATACTTCATCTGGTCTTCAGTTTTTTTCTAAGTTTGTACCCAATAATGACAATGATGGTGGCAGTGATACTGATAGTGATTCAGGCTCAAATACAGGAGGCTATAGCTGCTATGTAGCTACGGCACTTAATAATAAAGGATACTGGCCTACAGTTAAAAAGATGAAACTTATCAAGTGGTGCATGGATGCAAAACCAGAAGATAAATTTGATACAAAACTATGGCGCAATGGCTATACAGTATTTGGTAAAACAGTTATTGCGCCTCACGTAGACAATAAAATTATTCAGTGGTTATCTGATGGTTTTTATGATTCCAGAGTTAAAAACAAAAAAGACATAAAATCTTTTACTGGCCTCTTATTTTTCTATATTCCATCATATACAATTGCACTATATAAAATGCTACGTAATGATCTAGTAGATATTGAAAGGACTTAAAATGGAAGAGGAAGAACTAGTACGAGGTATGGAATCTTCCATGCGGTCAGCCGAAGACATGACTGTTAATGAGTACACAAACACTTTAGTTGATCGTATAAATAATTTAACAGACAAGGAAAAAGTTTCTTTACTAGATATGTTTGGTTCTGAAGAATTTCAACTTATCGGTAGGATACTTGGACCTGAAGTTACAAAAACAGTTGGAAAGCAGATAAACTTTTTTGCAGAGGAAGCTATAATGAACCCTGAAGGAGTTCAACCCGTAAAAGAGCTTGAAGGCCGTATGCAACGAGAAGAAACTGAAGATCAAACAGAACAAATGTTTAGACAAGCACCTCCAGAAATGCGTGTACAGGAAGAACTAGAAGATCAACCTGACACACTTGTGTAGTAACAACACATTAACTTGTTACATTAGACTGGCCTACCCATCCCCCTACCAACAGGCTACGGTGGCCCCAGTAAGGAAACTAAAATGTCAGAGAACATGGAAGTAATGGCTTCAGAGGTTGAAGCACCAAAAAAAGTAGCATTTGCCAATCGTAAGTACTCAAATGCAGATCGTATTAAAAAAGAAGAAGAAGAACTAGAACAGCTTATTGCTGAACAAAAAGGTGAAGCAGTTCAACAAGAACCACAAGAAGCTGAACCTGCTAATGCTGAGGAAAAAAGTTTTAAGAAACGTTACGGTGACCTACGTAGACACCAACAACAAAAAGAAAAAGAATACGAAGATCGTATCAAAGCTCTTGAAACACAACTAACTCAGGCAACTAATAGTGAGATTAAACTACCAAAGTCTGATGAAGACATTGAAGCTTGGGCAACTAAGTATCCAGATGTAGCTGCTATCGTCGAAACTATTGCAATTAAAAAAGCAAAAGAACAAGCACAAGGTCTTGAGGATCGTGTTCGTGAGATCGACGAAATGAAAGCAAATGCAGCACGTGAGAAAGCAGAAGTAGAACTTCTAAAGCTGCATCCAGATTTTGGTACTATTCGTGACAGTGATGACTTTCATGAGTGGGCAGAAGAACAACCTAAGTGGGTTCAAGATGCTCTTTATGAAAATGATGCAGATGCACGTTCTGCTGCACGAGCAATTGATTTGTATAAAGCAGACCGTAACATTACAACTAAAAAGTCTGCTACAGCAAAAGATGCTGCACGTTCTGTGGGAGCACGGAATGAACGTAGTAAGCCGAACTCAGACGCAATGAGTGGGGCTATCCGAGAATCCGATGTCCAAAAGATGTCGGCTACCGAGTACGAAAAGAATGCTGACGATATCATGGAAGCTATTCGTACAGGTAACTTTATTTACGATTTATCTGGTTCAGCCCGATAAAAAGTATTGACATATAAGTTATTTATGATATAACTATATATGTATAGTTTAACTGCTACACCTCAATATATGACTACTGTAGCAGTTTCACATTTTTTAGCAAACAATATGACTTTACGGATTACCTAATACGTATGGCCCATATAACACATTTTGTAACTGATCATTACATTTTGTGATCTATATGCACCCATAGACGATTAGCCTCTATACTAAGTAATAAAGTTTTGCATCTGTAATCTAAATGCTAAAGGAGTTTTATCATGGCATTCGGAGTCGCATCAGGCTATACAAACTTGCCAAATGGCAATTTCTCGCCTGTAATTTATTCCAAACAGGTGCAACTTGCATTCCGCAAAGCATCTGTCACTGACGCTATCACTAATAATGACTATTTCGGTGAAATCGCTAACATGGGCGATACCGTTAAAATCATTAAAGAACCTGAGATTTCAGTATCTGCATACCTACGTGGTACAACAATCGCACCACAAGATTTGACAGATAACGATTTCTCTCTAGTCGTAGACCAAGCAAACTATTTTGCCTTCAAGGTTGACGACATTGAAGAAGCACACAGCCACGTCAATTTCCAAAGCTTGGCGTCTGATCGTGCGGCTTATCGTTTGGCTGACCAGTATGACCAAGAAGTTCTTGGCTACCTATCTGGTTATGACCAGTCTGCTCTACATGCAAATGCCGATACAGTTAACACAACTGTTAACGGTACTAAAGCAAACTCAGCAGCAGGTTCAGACGAACTTCTAGCAGCTAACAAGTTGGACATGACCGATTTTGGTAACATCACAACTGTTGGTAGTGCTGGTGACTCTATTCCAGTTGCTGCTCGTCTACCAGGTGCTACAGCATTGCCAACAGCATATGCTTCACCTGCAATGATCTTGTCACGTATGGCACGTATCATGGATGGTCAGAATGTTCCTACAACAGGTCGTTGGATTGTTATTTCACCTGAGATGATGGAAATCCTACGTGACGAAGATTCACGTCTTCTAAACGCAGACTACGGTGGGTCTGGCCTACAAAACGGTTTGGTTCTTAACAACTTCCATGGTTTCCGTGTACACGTTTCTAACAACCTACCATCAGTTGGTACTGGTCCTGCAACTACAGGTACAACAGCACAGTCAACTAACTACGGTGTAATCGTAGCTGGTCATGACTCAGCGGTTGCGACTGCAGAGCAGATCAACAAAACTGAAACATACCGTGATCCAGATTCATTCGCTGACATCGTTCGTGGTATGCACCTATATGGTCGCAAAATCTTGCGTCCAGAAGCTCTTGTAACAGCACGTTACAACCTAGCTTAATAATAGCTAACTAAGGGGGCTGCTTCGGTGGCCCTCTTACGCATATCTAAAAGAAAGATATTCTATGGCAACTACATACATTACACTAGTAAATGATGTGCTAAGACGTTTAAATGAAGTCACACTTGATATTGCAGGTGATGGCTTTGATACTGTACGTAACGTTCAAGCTCTTGCCAAGGATGCAGTAAACAATAGTATTCGTCTTATCTTACAAGACGGTCAGGAATGGCCTTTTTTAAAAACAACATATACTCAAACACTGACAGCAGGAACAGGTACATATTCTTTTCCTTCTAATATGGGTTCAGTAGATTGGGATACGTTCTTTCTAAAAAAGACTAGTGGACTAAGTGTTAGCCCTAAACATTTAAAAGTAATTAACTATAACGACTATGTACAGAACTACAGAGTTGGTGATGAAGAAGGAGATCAGGTAAACGGTATTGGTGCTCCTGTTGTTGTATTTCAGACACAAGAAAATAAATTTGGAATTACCCCTTTACCTAACGCTGCATATGAAGTAGAATATGTGTACTTCACATACCCCAGTGATCTAAACCTTTATGATGATACAACAATAATTCCTGATAGGTTTAAACATGTAATTATTGATGGTGCAGTTATGTACATTATGAGATTCCGTAGTAATGAACAGAGTGCAGCTATTCACCAACAAAACTTCCAAAGTGGTATTAAGGCAATGCGTAGATTACTATTAGATGATAATCTATATGTACGGTCTACAGTAATTGAACGTGCAAGTGTTTCTAGTTTTAACAGTGCGGTATAATGGCAGACAATTTAGCATCCTTCAAAGTATTCTGCCAAGGCGGTCTAAACACTAGTCGTGATGTGTTGTCACAAGGTGAGACTCAACCAGGATCAGCTATTGCCTTGATTAACTATGAGCCATCCGTTACAGGTGGTTACAGAAAGATCAACGGGTTTAGTAACGACTACGGTACAGTTACAGGTCAAGCTAATACACCAGTGCTAGGTGTTTGTGTTGCTAATGGTATCAACGATGGTATTCTAGCTTGCCGTGAACCTTCTAGTGGCTCTGACTACTTACACTATTGGGATACAGCTACAGAGGCTTGGGTTGCAGTAACTACTTCTGGTTCGCCTACAATGTCTGGTGTAACCAAAGTACGCTTCACTAAGTACAACTGGGGTAGTTCTAAAGTTTTACTTACTGATGCTGTCAACCCTGCAGCTACGTATGATGGTACTACTTACACACAGATTACACATACTGACGCACCCAGCGCACCAAGACTGTCACACGTATTTAAGAACCACATGTTCCTAGCAGGTGACCCTAGTGAGAACACGAATCTTTATTTTAGTGCACCTTACGATGAGACTAGCTTTGCTCCTGCTGATGGTGCTGGTGTTATTAACGTAGGCTTTCCTGTTGTAGCTATCAAGTCTTTCCGTGATGTGTTGTACATCTTTGGTAGCAATAACATCCGTAAGCTTGTTGGTGATAACATCTCTAACTTTGTATTACAAGAAGTTACAGATGACCTTGGATGCCTAGCTACAGACAGTGTTATTGAGATTGGTGGTGACCTACTCTTCTTATCACAAGATGGCTTACGTCCTGTTAGTGGTACAGACAAGATTGGTGACGTTAACCTAGAGACAGTATCAAAAGACATTCAGTCTATCTTTACTGACATCGTGTTTG